TGGCTACCCCCCTCGGACGAGGAGGCATCTCGATTTATTCTGGATCTTGTGCCTTGCGTCTTGCAAAAGAAGGCTTGAGCCTTGAACCCTGTGCCTTGTTCCCTGAACCTTGTGACTTTTCAGACCTTGAGACCTGGCTCATCGACCATGTGACTTAGTCAAGCTGCAGTTCATTCGCATAGATTAATAATCCTTGCACAATTGCAGCTTGAGTAAACCAGGCCGCCAATTGGCGGCCAAGATCTTTATTTATCTGTGAAGACAACATCAAAACCCCAATGAGTTTCCAAGTACCAATCCTGGGGGTTGTTCATCATGTCGTATGATTTAGGATGAGAGCTCAAAGAATAACTAACCCCCCAATCATAGGGCCCAGCTTCATACGTAACCATGAGGGCGTTGCTTTCTCTTCCTCCCCTTTCCTCATCGGTATGCGTGTACTCGCTTGGATAGGGTGCAGGTTTTGAAACTTCCCAAGCTGGATCGTGGCCAACCGCTTTTGCTTGTTTGCAAAGCGCCTGGTAGAGCTGCTCGGCAGCTTCTTCTTTGCTGATCTTCTTCTTAGTGAAGTCAGGCAAGTATTTATTAATCAAAGTATCTAACATAATTTACTCCTTTAATATTATATAAGATAAATCTCATACAATGTCAACTAAAATCTTGCGCCTTGATCCTGGTCTACTAGTAAGCCAGGATCTTGCGCCTTGCAGCTGAATAATCAAGTTTAACCTTACCTAAAGAAAAACTAACTGCTTGAGCCTTGCGGCTTAATCAAGCTGCAGGATCGATATTCTATACAGTACATCTGCAGCTTGAATAAACCAGGCAAGGACCACCCAAAAGGGTGATCCTCTAGGAGTGATCAGTCGTACAAATGTAGTACGAACTTAGAGAACTCTGGTGAATACTTGTTATGGTGAGTTACTGAATCGATTGCAAAAAAGCCATCGCCTCCGAAACCACCAAGCTTACAAGCAATTCCATCGTGCCCTAATTTGTATTGCATGTTGCCCTCATAATTACAAATGTCTTCGTAAGAATAAAGCTTCATGAATTCTTCTAAGTAACATGGATCAATGATGAGGAGTTGACCCGAGTCAACTCCTACATCTCCATAATGTTTAACTAGAGGTTTCTTCAATTTCATAATCCTCCTCTATATCTACTATTGTTTCTTCCTCGTATCCGTCTTCGTGAATGCACTCCCAAGATATTTTAATATCTTTAAGAATTGTTTTTTTCATTCTCATTAATGCGTCAACGATTTCACGAGGACAATCCCAAGCCGTATCGAAAGTGTAATACAAAGAGCCGTCTTTTAATTCGACACGAGTGTCAACAGCATTCCACTTTGTACCCCAATTATCAATACTCCAACGATACCAATTATTATCGCCATACTTTTCTTCTTCTTCTCTACCGAGAGCACCTCGAAAAATATTCTTTGGCATTGGAATAATGTTATTGAAATCAAAATCATTATCATTTGATTTCAACATATCTTTTAATGTTTCGAGTTGTTTTCTTTTACCAACAAACAAAACATTATTTGCAGTCCAATTAGGCATATTCACTCCTTTGTTAATATGTTTATTGACATATAAAACTTTATGGGATATTAGTCAATACATAATTTAAAGAAAGGGAATGATTATGGAAAAGACTACAAATGTTGGGGGAACTTTTCTCCAAGGATATATAAAAGCAACATATGAACAGCTACTAAAAGCATTCGGAGAACCTCACGATCCAGATGGTGATAATTATAAAACAGATGTTGAATGGGCTTTTAAATTTGCTGATGGTACAGTTGCTACTATTTATAATTGGAAGAATGGTCATAACTATTTAGGTGAAGCCGAGGGCTTAGAACTAAATGACATAACTGAATGGCATGTTGGGGGTTTTAATCAAAAGGCAGTTGCTAGAGTTATAGACGCTATTGAAAATTAAATTAAGGGGGCATTGCCCCCTTTCTTATTTCTTGATCCTTGCGACCTTGCGCATTAAATCATTAATATGATCTGTCCAAATTCTTTTGAGCCATGCGTCTTGAGTCCTCTTCAGCTGGTCTTCCAGGATCTGAACTTTATCCAATAATATTATTTCCATTTTTATTCTCCAATCAAAAAACATTGGTACTCCTTAGTAGAGCCAGGTGATGCTGATCCTTATGCCCTACACCATAAACACCTAAGCGATCAACCTTAACCGAATATGGTCTACTTGTCCTATCTATTAGGACCCCCAACACTGGGGTTCAGACACAAAGCCACCTGGCTCTAATAAAGAAGCTGACACCGAAGTGTCAGCTACTCGCTACTTTCAAGGTGATCCCCACGTTTATCGGGGTCCGAGCAATATGCGTTACACCATCGATTTCACTACTGTGAGTTTGAAAGACGTGATACGTTTTAACCTGAGGGTAACAAGATTATAGGGACTAGTCCCAACCTCTACTCTTTACTAGACTCACTAAGTTATTCTATAAAAACTCTCTTTCCTTTATCAGCTTTACTCCTCTGAAGGCCTTGCGTGAACTCACCTCCAATTTTCAAGTATCAGATCACATTTCTACTGTATAGTTTAGAAATTAACCCCTACTCAAACCAACCTCTGGTAAACTTATCCATTTGGACATTTAAACCCGTCAGCTGTGCCTTTGATCCCTGACAAAACCATGTTCAGCCAAGAGGACGATAGGTTAATTATTCCTATCGTTTAAAGCTAATTTACATATAATCTTATTAAATCTCATAGTCAATAACTTTTTTTAAAAAAAATTGGGGGTTGTGGATAACCCCCAGGAAATTATAAATAATGTGGAAATATTATGCCCAATACAAATACTATTAGGCAAAATGCAAACCAGATAGATCCAGTTTGCATTAGGACAGCTACTATTCTTTTAATCATCATAGTACCCCTCAAACGCATCTTCAAGAAATCCATCAAGATTGTTCACACTATCAATCTCAACTGATAATAAATATTCCTCGCCATGCGTTCCATAAATTGTTTTAATGTCATGATCATAAATTGAATCGCTAACATCATCTAAAGTTTTTCTACATTCATCATAAGAAATAAAAAACTTTTCAACCCATTTTTTGTAAGGGCGCTTAATAGCGCCCTTGTCATTATTATTAGGCATCTGCATACCTTAACTTTTCTTCTTCAAGCTCCATTGCTAACCATTCGTCAGCCGAGCGTTGAGCTTGATCAATCGTTTCAATATCGTATTCAGTAAAACAATTTACATTTTTACCATCAACAAAGACATTGAAAGTAGCTGAGCCATTCCAAGAAATTTCAATATTGTTTTCATATTTGAAAACTACATCAGAATTTATACCCATTCTTTGCCCCCCATTTTAAAGCTTGTAATTGTTTCAAGGTTTATTGATCTCCAACAACTCGAAGGATCAATACCCTTACTTCTTTTTAATAATGCAATATCGATAACTTCTAATAAGTGATCTCTATTACCTTTAAGTTCGCCACCTTTGAAAAACTTTTGGTTTGAAGGAATACGACAGTTCATCTTTCTTTCTTCGCCATTAGCTTTTACAAAAGTAATACTAACTATTTGATTTGATAAAAGTTTTCTAATTAAACTTTTATTTTTTTTAAACGACATAATTAACTCCCTTTAGTTATTATATATAATTATATATAATCCCATTAAATAATATATCAAGCTTTTTTTTCAGAAATTTCTGAAAAAATTTTTTTCTTGTGGATAAGTCAGAAGGAAGGCTCATTTCTCTGCGTCTTGCGTTTTGGAAAAATCAAAAAGGGGCAACCCCTAAATAAGTCCGTAGGTCAATATATATACAGTATATATATAAGTTTTACACATACAGACTCTGTGGTATAATAATCTGATGTCCGACGTTGAAGCGTTTAAGCGAGTAATCAATTATGATAATATGGATTCTTCAGAGCTAGAAACTCTAAAGAAGAAACTATTACTACGTCAAAAAACATTTCAATTAAAAACATTGGCTCAAGGTAATTTCTTAAAATTCGTGAAGCAAGTATGGCCAGAGTTTGTAGAGGGGCCCCATCACATACAAATTGCAGAAAAGTTTCAAGCCTTGGCGGAGGGGAAGATAAATCGACTAATCGTTAACATGCCACCCAGACATACAAAATCAGAATTTGCATCTTTTTTATTTCCAGCTTGGATGATGGGCCGTGATCCACGGCTCAAGATTATTCAAACAACACACACAGCAGAACTCTCCTATCGTTTCGGTCGTAAGGTTCGTAACCTTATGGAGGAGAACGCTTTTCAAGATGTCTTTGATGATATTAAACTATCACAAGATTCGAAAGCTGCAGGTAGATGGGAAACGAATAAAGGCGGAGAGTATTTTGCAGCAGGTGTCGGCGGTGCAATTACAGGACGTGGTGCCGATCTATTAATTATTGATGATCCACATTCCGAGCAAGACGCATTATCGGAGACAGCAATGGAGTCAGCTTACGAGTGGTATACATCTGGACCAAGGCAGCGTCTTCAGCCAGGAGGCAAGATTGTCATCGTCATGACAAGATGGTCAACAAAAGATTTAACAGGTCAATTAGTAAAAGCACAAAAGGACGTAAAGGCAGATCAGTGGGAGATTGTCGACTTTCCAGCAATCTTGGAAGATAAACCGATATGGCCACAATACTGGAAACTAGAAGAGTTAGAGTCGGTCAAAGCCTCACTCTCCTTGGCCAAGTGGAATGCACAGTGGCAACAGAATCCTACATCAGAAGAAGGTTCCATTATCAAAAGAGAGTGGTGGAATGTTTGGGACAAGGACCATCCCCCTAAATTACAACATATTATTCAAAGCTACGATACGGCCTATAGTAAAAAAGAAACAGCGGATTATTCGGCGATTACAACATGGGGTGTATTCTTGTATAATGATATTACGCCTAATATAATTTTACTAGACATGAAGAAAGGACGGTGGGACTTTCCTGATTTAAAACGTATTGCTATGGAAGAATATAAATACTGGGAACCCGAAACGGTGATCATCGAGCAGAAGGCTAGTGGTACACCGCTCACACATGAGCTACGCCGTGTAGGAATTCCTGTCGTAAACTTTACACCGAGCAAAGGTAATGATAAACATGTAAGGGTTAATTCTGTTTCGCCTTTATTCGAGTCGGGACAGGTGTGGGCTCCAGAGGAAAAATGGGCAGAAGAATTGATTGAAGAATGTGCAGCTTTCCCTTATGGTGATCACGACGATTTGGTTGATAGTATGACACAAGCATTGATGCGCTATCGTCAAGTTGGATTAGCTGTGCATCCAGAGGATTATGAGGATCCGCCGATGTTACAACATATGCCAGAGCAGAGGGAATATTACTAATGAGTTTTGTCAAAGGGTTCACGGTTCAAGAAACCAAAAAGAAAAAAACCAAGAAGCAGAAGACATCAGCCTCTTTTCAAAATCCTAAATCAAAATATTATAAATTCGTGCAACCAAGAGGTTTCAGTGCTATACAAGAAAAAAAACAAAAGAAAACTTTAATTACGTGAGGACATAATGGCAACACAAGATCAATTAGAAAAATTATATATATCGGGACCTAATTCTATATTAAGCCAAGATAAAAGATCTTTATCAGAAATCTTAGGTAAAGATTATGATTTTGATAAACCTATAAAAGAAATTAAATTAGATTTAATAGATAAAGGATTCAAAGTTTCAAAAAAATCTTCAAAAAAACCTAAAAAAACTGTCAAAGTTAAAGGTGGTGGCATGATCAAGAAGTTTTCTTCTGGTGGTGCAGCTCTCAGAGGATTTGGGAAAGTAATTAAATAATGGTTGTAGAAAAACCAATTAACCCAGAAGCGAGTCCTCTTGAGAATGAGTCTCCTCTTGACGTAGAATTAGCCGAGGATATCGGCACAGAAATTACACCTACAGAAGATGGTGGCGCAATTGTTGGAGAAATGGAAGAACAAATTGCTGTTGACTTTTCATCAAATCTAGCAGAGACTCTTGATGAAGACGAGCTCAGCAATCTATCAAGTGAGTTAAGACAACAGTATGAAGATGATAAAGAGTCACGATCGGATTGGATAGACTCGTACACAAAAGGTTTAGATCTATTAGGATTTAAATACAATGATCGTTCGCAGCCGTTTCAAGGAGCGAGTGGCGTGACGCATCCACTATTAGCTGAGAGTGTTACACAATTTCAATCACAAGCTTACAAAGAATTATTACCAGCGGGGGGACCCGTAAAATGTAATATCGTTGGTGATGTCAATGCAGAAATAGAAGCACAATCACAACGAGTTAAAGATTACATGAATTATCTCATCACGGATGAGATGGAAGATTACGATCCTGACATGGATCAAATGTTATTTTATTTACCACTAGCAGGTTCTAGTTTTAAAAAAGTTTACTACGATGCTGATCTAACAAGACCAGTGTCAAAATTTGTACCAGCAGAAGATTTAGTGGTACCTTATCTAGCAACAGATTTAGATACATCGGAGAGAGTTACACATATCGTCAAGATGTCAAAGAACGATATACGAAAGGCTCAAGTTGGAGGTTTCTACAGAGACATTGATTTAGAAGAACCTTATGATGAAGAAACAAAAACACAAGAAAAATATAACGACATATCAGGTGTCGATAAACCAACGAATGTTGATGTATATAATTTATTAGAGATTCATTGTGATTTAGACATACCAGGGTTCGAAGATATGGACGAGCAAACAGGCGAGTCTACTGGTATAAAGATTCCATACGTTGTTACGATTGAAGAAGGTACAGGTAAAATTTTATCTATCTATCGTAACTATAGAGAAGATGATCCAGCAAAAAGAAAAATACAATATTTCGTTCACTACAAGTTTTTGCCTGGTCTTGGCTTTTATGGCTTTGGTCTTATTCACATGCTTGGTGGACTCAGTAGGACGGCCACGTCCGCCCTCCGTCAACTCATTGATGCAGGTACATTATCGAATCTACCCGCAGGTTTCAAAGCAAGAGGTCTTAGAATCAGAGATGATGATAACCCTTTACAACCAGGTGAGTTTAGAGATGTTGATGCACCATCAGGAGATTTACGAAATGGATTATTACCTCTTCCTTATAAAGGACCAGATCAAACATTATTCGCCTTATTAGGTTTTGTTGTTGATGCTGGTAGAAGATTTGCAGCGGTAGCTGACCAAAAACTAGGAGAAGGCTCACAAGCAAATCCAGTTGGTACAACAATGGCTTTATTAGAGCAAGGCTCAAAAGTCATGAGTGCTATTCACAAAAGATTACACTACGCACAGAAAAAAGAATTTAGAATATTAGCAAGAGTCATTGCACAATTCTTACCGCCAGAGTATCCATATATGGTAGCTGGTGGCAACAGACAAATTAAGCAAACAGATTTTGATGACCGTGTTGATATTATACCAGTTTCCGATCCAACAATCTTTTCTATGTCTCAACGTATTACGTTGGCACAAACACAGTTACAACTTGCACAATCTAATCCACAAATACACAACGTATACGAAGCATATAGACGTATGTATCAAGCGATGGGTGTGCAACAGATTGAACAGATACTTCCTCCCCCACCGCAGCCAATGCCAATGGACCCTGGTATGGAAAATTCATCCGTTTTATTACAAAAACCTTTGCAGGCTTTTCCAGAACAGGATCATGATGCACACATAGAAGCACATCGTGCCTTTATGTCGTCGTATTTGGTTAAAAATACACCGAATATCATGGCATTGCTGCAGTCACATATCTCTCAACACATAAGTTTTAAAGCAAGACAAGAGGTAGAAGCTAAAAATGCACCAATTATACAGCAACAAGCGATGCAATTTGGTGGACAGATACCACCAGAACTAGCAAAACAGTTTGAAATACAAAACGAAAGTCAAATTGCACAAAGAATTCGTGAATTAACTGACGAAATGGTAGCTGAAGAGCAAGAATATCTAGAAGGAATGACACAAGATCCACTAGTTACACTTAAAAAAGAAGAATTAGGTCTACGTGCAGAAGAATTAGAGCTTCGTGCACAAAAAGATGGTGAAAAACAAGCACTTGAAGAACAAAAATTCGCAGTTTCTGCAAAACAAAACCAAGAAAAGATAGATAATGCAGATAAACATTCAACTATTCGTGAAGGAATATCACTTGCAAAGTTAGGTGAAAGATCTTAACTATGTATTATGCAAGATCCGACAGAAAAACTAGAAGATTACTATAATGGTCTTATGACTATCGTAGAAAAATCTGCAAAAACAGAAGAAGAGAATATACTTTTAGCAGGAGCTATGATGGCAGTGGCTAAAATATTGTATTATAAAAACTTACCAGAAAATCAAGCAGATGAAATTCTAGAACATAACTCAAGAGACTTGATAAATCTCATAAAACCGACTATACATTAATCATGGCTAAAAAATTTCCAGATCTAACAGGTGATGGTAAAGTAACACAGGCTGATATACTAAAAGGCAGAGGTGTTTTTAAAATGGGCGGTCTTGCTGACGCTACCGCTAAATTAAAAGCAAAAGGCATGAAAAATGGTGGTGCTGTCAAAGGTAAAAAAGCAGGTAGACTAGCTAAACGTGGCTATGGAAAGGCAAGAAAATGAAGTTTAAACAAACCAAAACAGAAATTGTAAAACAAAAGAATCCTTTTCCTCAAATGAAAGTGGGATCGGATGCTGCTATAGTTTACTCTGCTTTTGTTCAAAAAGAGAACAAAGGTGGAGGACCAAAAGGACAAACTAGTAATGCTCAAATTAAAAAAGTAGCATTCAAAGGTGTAAAGTAGTATACTTCGCAACTTTAACAAAGGAGGTTTCTATGAAACTTTTACAAGATCTATGGGCTCACTTAAAAGAGTGGTCTGATTGGAGTATGAAAGATTGGATTAAAGCTGCTATCGTAGCAATAATCGTAATAATAATTATAGGAGCAATTTAATTTCATGGTGTGGCAGTTATTAGCGAAACCCTTGTTAGGTGTGGCCACAGACGCTGTAAAGGGTTTCGTAGAAACACGAAAACTTAAAGGCGAAGTTAAGATCGCACAAATTCAAGCAGAAAAAAAGAAAAATGAAGACATCGCTGCAGGCAAAATTGCATGGGAGGCATCAGCAGTAGATCAAATGAAAGGTTCGTGGAAAGACGAAATAATTTTAATTTGCCTATTGGCACCAGCCGTAGCGGTATTTATTCCTGGATGGACTCCACATATACAAGCTGGATTTCAAGCCTTGCATTCCCTCCCAGATTATTATAAACATCTCTTATACTTGGCGTGTTCAGTAAGTTTTGGCGTACGTGCGGGACCTGCTGCCATGTCATTTTTTAAGAAAAAATGAACCTAGATAGATTATTAGAATCAGTTAAAAAACACGAAGGCTATAGAAACAAGGTATACCTAGATACCCTAGGAAAGAGAACCGTGGGTGTAGGCCATTTGTGTGTTGAAGATTTTTGGGAGGATGACAAAGAATACGAAGAAGAATTCCTAATGGATATACTTAAAAAAGATTTGCAAGAAGCTATTCGTGGTGCAAGAGAATTGATGGAAGAACGTGATTGTTTAAATATAGATGAGAAAGCAGAAGAGCTACTTATAGAAATGGTATTTCAATTAGGAAGAACTGGTGTTTCAAAATTTAATAATATGTGGAAAGCATTAGCAGAACAGAATTATATTGGGGCGAGTTTCGAGATGCTTGATTCAAAATGGGCTAAACAAACTCCAAACAGAGCCAAAGCCATGGCAGAACAAATGAAAGCATGCGGTTAGAAAATTTTTATACAGCTTACAAAAAAGATTTAGAGGGTAGATGTAAACAAGTAGAAGAGTCTATCGTCAATGGATTAGCTAAAGACTGGGCAGATTATAAATATCTTACTGGTAAATTAGCAGCCTTGAGGCAAGAGGTTCAGGAACTTGCTGATTTAATAAAACGCATGGAGTTAAGTGATGAGTAAATTAATTTTACCAAAACATGTTTGGGACGGAAAAGCTGTCGAAAAACAAAAGAAAGAAATAGAAAAAGTGCCCACACCTGTTGGTTGGAGAATGGTTTTGTTTCCATTAAAGCTAGATAGTAAAACTAAAAGTGGATTATATTTAACAGATGATACTGTTGAGCAGTCCCAAGTTTCTACAAATATATGTAAAGTCTTGAAAGTTGGACCTGAAGCTTATAAAGATAAAGAAAAGTTTCCTAGTGGCCCTTGGTGTAAAGAGGGTGATTGGGTTCTCATCACCAGATATGCTGGATCTCGTATTCGCATTGAAGATGGTGAGCTAAGAATCATCAACGATGATGAGATAATTGCGACGGTAAAAGATCCTCGAGATATTTTACCAGCTAACATACTGTAACAAGGAGATATAAATGCAACCAGTAACGAGATCTGAACAAGACAAAATGGTTCCGATTGATACGTCTGGCGCTTCTGTAGAGATTGAACTCGAAGATCAAAAGAAAGAAGCAAAAGATGAAGAGCAAAACACCGTTGTGGAAGAGCAGTCAATAGAAGAACCAATACAAGAAGAACCAACAAAGCAAGAGCCTGCTGAACTTACAGAAGAACAAGTTTCAGAAGAGGATGCTTCACGTGAAAAGGAGGATTCAGAAGAGGGCCCTAGCACTAAAGCTTTAAGAGGATATTCAAAAAGACAAAAAAGAAAAATGGAAAAGATGTTGGCACGTCTGAAAGACATGGAAGAATATGCCGACAGTATAACAAAAGAAAGAGATAAACTTAAGGATCAGTTATCTAGTGTAGGTAAAGGTTATGTGTCAGAATTTGAAGGTAGAGTTACATCTGCTGTAGAAGCTGCAAAATCTAAACTTAAAAAAGCAATTGAAGATAATGATACTGAAGCACAAGTAACAGCTCAAGAACAATTGGCTCAAGCAAAAGCTGACTCTGTTCGATTAGCTAATTTAAGAGCTAATCAAAAACGTGAAGAGGAGGCATATAAAACTAATCAAGGTCAGCAAACTCAGCAACAGCAGTATCAGCCTAGGGATTATAAAGCCGAGGCGTGGGCAGCTAATAATACTTGGTTTAATGATAGTAAACATGCAGACATGACAAGTGCTGCGATGTCATATCATGATCAATTATTGCAAGAAGGATTTGACCCAACGTCAGATGAGTATTATAATGAGATAGATTCTTATATCAAAGAAGAATTCCCAGACTATTTTCAGCCAACTGAAAATATTGTGGAGAAAACCCCTACGAAACAGCCCACCCAGACTGTTGCGTCAGCGGTGAGAAAAAATAAATCTGGGCGTCGTACTGTGAAACTCACACCTTCGCAGGTAGCGATTGCAAAAAAATTAGGTGTGCCATTAGAAGAATACGCAAAATATGTGAAGGAAGGAGCGTAGCATGGTAAAAAAAGCAGGTAAGACTTCACGAGTGATGGAGACCCGAGAAAAACAGGCTCGACCTAGAGGATGGGTTCCTCCGTCTAACTTGGATGCACCAGAACCACCCGAAGGATTTCATCATCGTTGGGTGAGGGCAGAATACCGTGGTCAACAAGACGAGAAAAACGTCATGGGTAGACTACGTAGTGGATATGAATTTGTTATGGCTAGCGAATATCCAGATAGAGTAGATTTGCCTAACGTCTCAGACGGTAAATATAAAGGTGTTATTGGAGTTGGAGGTTTGTTACTGATGAGGTGTCCTATTGAGGTAAAAGAAGATAGAGACGCATATTTTAGATCCAAGACTGCGGATCAAGTAAAATCAGTAGAAAACGATTTACATAAGGACGAGCATCCAGCTATGCCAATCCATCAGGAAAGGCAGAGCAGAGTAACTTTTGGAGGTGGCAAAAAATCTTAATGGTTAAGATTTTAGTTCCTCCAGCAATATAAGGAGACTAATATGGCTAATATAGATCAAGCTTTTGGTCTACGACCGATTGCGAAATTAGGTTCTGCTCCAGGAGGAACAACAGGAACTACTAAATACTCTGTTGCGGATAACCAAAGTACAGCGATCTTCACTGGCGACCCAGTTAAATATAAAAACGACGGTACAGTTGAAGTAGCTACTGCAGGTGATCCAATATGTGGAGTATTCATGGGATGTTTCTACACTGATCCAACTACGAAGAAACCTACTTTCAGAGATCATTTTCCAGCTTCCCTCTCACCAGGAGATGGGATAGCATTTGTAGCGGACGATCCAGATCAACTGTTTATTGCACAGCAAGATTCAGTTTCTGCGAACGCTGTCGCTGCAGACTTAAACTTAAACGCTGACTTAGTTTTTGGCGCTGGAAGTACCACAACTGGTATGTCTGGTGTTGAAATTGATTCAAGCTCAAAAAACACAACCGCTGCGTTACAGGTCAGGCTAATTGATTTTTATGACGTTCCAAGCAACGACGCTACTGCTAATAACAGTATCTTAGTTGTAAAGATCAACAATCATCAGTTAGGATCTCACACTGGAACAACAGGCGTATAAGGAGGACTAGACTATGGCTATTAATAGAGCACAACTGGCCAAAGAACTGGAACCTGGCTTAAACGC